AGTAGTTAAGTTTGCTGCCCAATTAACATCAAAGCCCTCATGGACTAGTGTCATTTGTTCAACAAACAGAGCGTTGTCTCCAGCATTTAGATCAGAGTATGCCACAGAAGTTGGCCAGCAGTTATAGACGTTAAAACGCATTGCTACGTGGTCTGTTGCTGCAGGAGTGTTGCTGTCTGGGGTAGAGCCTGGAATTGGGTGAGACAAAACTGCAATCTCTAGATCGCAACGGAAGTTCTCGCCACGAGCACGAGTTGATCCTCCGCCTTGAACTGTTGCGAATAAGTTTCTCATCCACTCCCAGTTTTGATTAGTTCCAAGAATTACACCACGCTGCAATGTAATAGGAGCAAATGTGGTTTGTCCTGGAATCTGGTGAACAGTTGTATTGTATCCACCTTCACGGTAAGGAATAGAGTCTGTTGTTACAGCCATTCCTGATACAGATGTAAAGCCTAGAGTTGCAGTTCCCAAGTTATTTGTTGCAGTACTTGTAGCCGCAGCACCAGTTGCTGTACTTGTTAATGGTTTAAACGTAACTAAAAACCTAAAGTTACGTAATGGATCGGTAGTTAATGATGACCGATTGTTAATGATTGTAGGCATTATTTATTTCTCCTTCGGATTAGTTCAAAGTCTTTTGACTTAGATCGATGACTATGAACTCTGCTGGGTATTGAAGAGCAACACCTACTTCGATGTGTACTTCTCCATTTGCAATTTGCTGTGCGTTATTGTTTTCAGAATCGCACTTTACAAAGTAAGCCTGTGAAGCAGTTGCTCCACGAAGACCGCCTTGGTTACGGTATTCATTTAAGAATGAACCAAGACTTGTACGAATCTGTGCCCATAAACGCTCCTCGTTATTTTCGAAGATTGCGAATTCAGTAAGATTTTGTAGTTGCTTACGGATGTAGATTAATGAACGACGCATGTTTACATACTTGTTAGCAGTTCCATCTTGCTTCAAAGTACGAGCACCCATCACTGAAAGACCAGCACCAGGAATTTGACGAATTGGATTTACTGGTGATGTGCTTGCGTTCATTGTGTCTAACTCAGTAGATGTGAATGACTTCTCAACTGCAACAACTCCTAGTAATGAGGTTGTAATACCAGCAGGGGCTTTGAATACGCCTCTGTTAGCATCAGTTGTTAAGTACAGGCCAGTTACTGCACCTGCAGGGCCAATCTTACGAAGAGCGCCAGTTCCACGGCCAATTGGATCAGCAATGAAAACGTGTGGATAGTAGACAGCAGCATGACTTGAGTCAGTTAAACTTCCCGCAAATGAAACAGCGTTAGCCACTGTTAAATCTGGATCAGTGTCAATAACTACAAATCCTTCATTGCTTTCAGCCCAAGATGTAGCAGCGTCAAACACTGCAACTGTTCCAGAGGGTAGTGCGTTTGCTGCTGGAATAAACATAACTAGTGCACGGTTTAAAGAGGACAGTCTTTCAAATACGGAAGAAGCAGTTCCCTTGTAAGCAGTGTAGTCAGTAGATGCTGTTGCAGTTCCATTAGATCCACCAGTTAGTGGGTAGGTTGCTGAAACAATTGTTCCTGAAGTAGATGCACTGATAGAGATATTTGGTGAAACTAAGTTAATAACAGTCTCAGCAAAATCACTTGATGTTGAATCGTTAAATACAACATTCTCATAACGCTCAAGAAGAACGTCATCAGTAATGTCATTAGCAACACCTGACTCTTTGTAAAGAGTTAATGTGTATGTGCTTGCAACACTACCTGCAGACACAACAACACGAAGGGTATTGCCATCTGTTCCTGCATTCTTTGAGGTTACAGTTGCAACTACTGCGCTTCCAGAAGTTAATAGATCTACTGAAGCAGCATCTGCATCACTTGCTAGTAGGCGTTGAACGTATAGTTCACGTCCGCCATTAGCAAAGAAAGAGCCAACTTGGAAGGTGGCTGGATAGGAAGCGTTGTAGCCTCCAAAATTCTTAGTAAATTCATACCAAGATGTAACAAGCGTTACTGATTCTGGGCCTTGTGCAAAAGGTGCAACAACTGCGCCAGCAGCATTTGCAGTAACTCCTGTTGGAAGTACTGCGGGTAGAAGGCGTTCACTGATGTAAACACCTGGACGGCTGTAAGCCATGATTTCTCCTAACTAGATTGGTATGGGTTCCTTATTGTTCTACGATGAATGATTCGATAGCGGTAAAATCTGAACGGTCAATAACTTGACTGCCAGTTGTACCAGTGACGTTAACTTGTAGCGCTTTGTATACTTGGTTGTAGGTTTCGGGTGCAATCTCACTTGAGACACGCACCGTTATTGCGTTTACGAATAAACGCTTTCCTTGCTCCGTGATATCTCTCTTAGAAATATCAAGGACATCTAGACGCCGAGTTGTACCGTATACGGTATTCGGACCTGTTTCTAATACAGCAAATCGTAATGGAATTTTTGTGTAAAGAAGTTGTGACAGCAGTTGACGGTCATGCCTTGGCTGACGAGCATAGGTTGTAATTTGGTAATCAATGTTTACTGGAATTGGCCAGTTAATATCCCAGTTTTGTGTTTCTGAATTATACCCACTAGTTGGATCTTGAAGATATGCAGGCTTTACTCTTCCACGCATAGCACGAGGGATGTCTTCAGAGATATCAATCATATCAATTGTTATGTATGGGTATGACTGATTACGAATTTCTTGATCAGGTTGACCAAACCATACGCCAACTGATCTGTTGGATACGTTATCAGTTACTGACTTTTGATCAGTTACATACATGTTCTTTAATAGGTCTCTGAGTGCTTCGTCTTCATCTAATAGGAATGACATTATCGGTTACCTAAATGTTTGGATGTTCGGCCAATTAAAAACTTTTCAGTTTCTTGTTGACGATTTTTAAACCTTCTAATAGCAGCGGTAGGTTGGGTGCTTGGAGTTCCGTACTCAAGGTTCATAGCCTCAGCACGATGACTCTTGTGCACGTTAACTGAGAAGGAGCCCTTGTTATGAGTCACATTTAATCCTCTTACAATATGAGATGGCCATCCAGAAGCCTGTGCTTCAGAACGAAGGTGGGCAGACATCATCCGTGTTGTTTCAACACTGGCTTTGTTTAGAGACTCTTTAAAGTTGGTTAGGTAATTCACTTCTTTTTCTTCGCCTTCGACACAACCCTTGCTGCACCTAACGCATAGGCGGCAGTAGTACCAAGTATTAAGGCTGCGACGGCAGGACGTTTTTCTTTAGGGCGGAAACCAAACACACCCTTTATAAACTCTTCACGTTCATTCTGATTGTTCATTTCAGCAACTTGCTGATACCAAGGCTTATAAGCCATAATAAATAACCCCTTTTTCGCAACCTGTGGGACAGTAGTCAGGCACCGCAGCGGTGTTCTGATATGTTAATGATAAACAAGAAAGGCCCCTTTCGGGGCCTAACTAGTTACTTCTTTTTAATCTTTTTAACAATTGCTACATCCATCTTGCGGTCATCCTCTTGGGACTTAGGCTTGCGATGCTTCTTATCCATTTTTTCAAACTTAGCCTTTTCCATTTTGTCAAGACCTTTGGTGGTCTTGGCATCCTGCTTCTTGTCAGAGGCCTTGGTGTACTTCATTACATTCCCTTTTTACGAGGAAGCATGTTCTTTGCTTTACCTTTTTTTAGTGCTTTAAAATCAGCACCAGTGATTTTACCTATTGGCTTTGCAGCGTTAGCGATCTTTTCTTGCTTAGGTGTAAGAGCCTTCTTCATTATTTCTTGTCTTTCTTTTTAGCCATTTTAATATCTTTTTTCTTGATCTTGCCTTTGTTTGGGCCCTTGCCATACTTCGGATGAGTCTTATCTCTCTGTCCGCAACCACAAGTAGCACACATATTACTTACCTTTCTTCTTAGTTTTTTTTGCCCTTTTAGCCATCGCTGCATTGTCAACGAGATTTGGGTAAGGACGTCCTGCTGCTTTGGCTCTTGCCTTTGCTGCAGACTTCTGTGATGGAGTTAACTTCTTATCTTT